GTGCTTGGAATGTCACGGAACCCTTCTGTTTCAAACATACCTATGACTGAAGGATAATAAGAGAGGGCCTCGGCAAAGGCTGCATCTCCCCCAAACCGATCAGGCTCACTAAATACCGCAACCCATGACACTGAGGCAGCGCCTGCATTTAATAAATCAATATGAATCTGTGCCAGTCGTTCTCTAGGGAAGGGCCACCCGCCCTCGTTCCTGATATCGTCTTCAGTCAGGTTGAGAAGCACTATATTACCGGTGGGCGCCTCAGTCTTAACCAGGGCATCGAACACCCGTAGCTTTATAACCTCAACGAGTGTGGGCTGGTAAATGAGGGCCGAGAACAAAATAACGGCAATAAAGCCTATGATTGTCTTTTTCATCAGCCACCCTGCACTATTCTAATAATAGAATCACCCCCGTTGATCTTTATAGTGTTGGACACCCCATCCTGTATAAGTATAACCGTGTATCCATTAGCAATATCAAGGTCTAGCCTAGCGTGTTCACTGACGCTCCGCAGGATGCTAATGATTTGGCCTGTAATGAGCGTGGTTATTTGGGTATCAGAGTCTAGGCCGAGCTTTGTTCCCGTTACTGACACGCCTGCTACTTGAGATAGCTTGTCGCTTTCCTTTGCTACGCCTAGAGCATCCAGTATATTCAGCATATCTTCTAGGAAGTTTACATCTAAAAAGTTTATATCTAGCTCTGTAAACTCTGGGTTCTCATCCTCCAGTAAATCCTCATCCAGGTAATCAATATCTAGGGCATTAAAATCTAGTATGTTTGCAGTGTTAGTTAGTCTTTCTTCGGCAACAATCTTTTCTTCCTTTGGGGGTGTGACAATGAGCATGTTATCAATAAAATCTAACGTGAGATCTAAGATAACGGGCTTTGATGGTGCTGATTCGTACACTGATACGGTTGTAGCCTCATAAGGTTTGTTAAGCAACACCGTGCCCATAGCGGTAATAACTTCTATCTCGCCACTCGACACACCGTATTGGTCAGGCAGCAGGATAATGAGGCTGCGGCCCAGCTCGTCTACTGTGGCTGTAAAGTCCGTGCCGCGAATGGCGATATCAGCCGTGGGAGTCTTGAGGGATATGTTTCTTTTGTCTATCTGCCCTAGCTTGCCGCTTATAAACCTAGCGGTGCCTAGCCCAAAGGTAAGAGCCATCTTTGATTTAGAGGGGTCAGGATCAAAAATATACTCGTCTATCGTAAGCTGCGAGTGCTCTGTTAGCTTCACCTGAGAATCATCAAGGAAGGTAATTGCCATTCGACCATCGCTCGTTAAAGCCTGGTCGTTTGATTGGATTGAGAAGGCCAGGTCTGCGTCACTATCTAGTGACCCTCTTTTAATCTGAGCGTATCCAGACACCTCAGATACACCACCAATATCAACAGCCGAGGCTTGAACCCTGATCGTTTTGAATGATGCAAAGAGTACCGTTAGAACCAACAGATATAATTTTAAGATAGTCATTATCCTGCGTACTCAATTGTTGTATATTGAATGTGCGGCTACCCCCTGTCTGGTCTAGCCAAAAATATCCACCAGCTGAGGCTGTCACACCAGAGCCCGTGTACGTAAGAGTGTTGTCGCTGCCGTCAATATCCACGTAATTTGTGGCACCATCGATATTTATATTTGACGTAATAGTGTTGTTAGACCCCTGTATCACCCAATCTAAATCTAAGGTAGCCGCTAGTGCTGAAGTGCCCTGGTTTAATACAAAAGTATTACTTGCCCCCGTCACATCGACTTGCTGATTCGAGGAGTCTCCTCCATAAGTATTGCTCGGATCGACCTGGATGGTAAATGTGTTGCTTGATCCAGTAAAATTATAGTCGCCGACAAAACTATCTGCGTAAATATCTCCGAAAAACTTATTTGTACTTCCAATCATGTTAATATCTAGGGTCATGCTGGAGCCGTCTAGGTCAAGTGGCGTAAGGCTTCCAGCCGATGAGCTTAATCCACCGATCAGGTTGCTAATGCCTAACTGTTCAATATCTATGTTAGCTGTAGCGCCAGATTGATCTATGTAGATTTCATTATCGGCACTCCAAATAAACGTGCTTGCTACGATTCCGACAATAACTAATAAATTTCTATGTATCTGTTTCATAGGACCAAAACCCTCTCTCATAGCCGATAGTAATTAGCTCCAGGACAGCCCCCTCTACCGACTTCATCAAGGCTATCGTTGTGGACTCATTCTGCGCGTTGCCTAGTTCTATCTCAACTAGCTCGGTGCCCATCTCTATAAATTTAAAAACGTCCTCGCTTTGACTATAGCTAAAGACGGTTTTTTGGCTCATTACCTCTACCAATATTTCGCCAGTAGCAACGGATACCATTCTAAGAGATACCGTTACGTTATCCTCTCGATACATGGCGCTCTTTCCTATACCCAAGTATCTAGCACCAATACCACCAGTAGTCAAGTTTGTATCATACGCTAACACCCCCCCTTCTAGCAAAACCCCCGCAAACAGTAACGGTGGGACCTTTTTATCTTCAATGTTGCTAGATAATTGTTCTCTTGCAGACCTAATAAGCTGCCGCTCTTTTGTGAGGTTATCAAGACCCACCCTTTCCACTACCCTAAAAAACTCCCCGTTTGAGGCGTGCTTTAATGCGCGGATCAAAAGAGAGCTGGGCTGCTGGGTGATAGCGGTTGAGAATAGAGCGAATGAGCTATTGCTTTTGCGCTGGCCTGTTTGGTCCGTAAATGAGCTACCATAAACGGCTACTATCGGCCTTACTGCGGGGATAGGGGCATTAAGTAAATCGTAATTGTACAGGTCGGTAATTTCAGCAACATCTAAGGCTTTAAATCTTTGTTTTTCTATGTCTTCAAACTGGTCAAGAATTGAACAACTAGAAAGAAAAAGAGCCGACAGGCAGTACAATGGTAGTTTCATTTCCATCAGCGTCCGTTATGATTAAGGTTATAAAATCACCATCGACGAAATACTGGATAATGTTGCCCTCCAGCTCAAGTATTCCTGACTCGCTCATTGTTTCACCAAACAGATTATTGACTAGCTGCCTGCTTAGCTCTGCATATATTCTTGATTCAAGGTTTCGTATAAAACGCGCCAGGGTAGTATTTTCTGCGTCCCTTGCCAGTTCGTCCTGGTAGGCTTTAATTTCGGCAGCTATGTCGGCTTTACGGTTAAACTCTTGGTTTTCTATGGTTAAGTAGTGCGACGAGGTGTTTTGACCGTTAAAGCTGGGGGATTTAAACTTGTGGGTAATCTGATCTGCAGCACCAGGCGCTGCAAGAAACAACAGTAATAATACGCTAATCTTTGCGCTGGTCATCTCTATCTGCCTTAGCAATTCGGTCAGTCTGTAGCAGTTGGGGTACGCCTAACACCGTCTTTAACAGTACGTCCTGACGTATTATCTCGTTATCGACAGAGCGCACACGGTCTATAAGAGCCACTAAGATTCCGTGCTGACCATCCAACTTACCGCCCAACCGCTCTTCCAAGTGGTTAATAGCCTCTAACAGCTTGTCATCTAGGGTATCTACCTTAGTCTCAAGGCCGTCTATAATTCGGTTAATCAACTTCCAGATAAACATACCCAAGCCCAACGCGGCGGCAATAGGAAAGCCCACCTCGTTGATTAGCTTGATAACCGTTTCCATCAGTTACTGTTTAGCTTTTGGGCCTAAAAAAGCCAGTTTTTCCATCAAAGGGTAAATATGCTTTGCTAGAAACGCATCGTCCTTTGGCGTGTCTGTCATGTTACAAATTACAGACGCTACCGATACTAGCGTGGTCGCTAAAACGTAAACATCAAATAATAGTTCCATACTACTTCTCCTATGATGCGGTGTATCCATTACCTGCTGAGATAGCGGAGGTTGTGGCTGTCATGCTTTCACTGCCCCAATCGCTCTTAGCTTTCATCAACTCTAGGTGCTGAGTGTTACGATCAACACAGTCCTGACGGTCTGCGGCTTCATCTTCTGCCATGCTGTTACCGGCTATAACGTCTGTAATGAGTGCGATGCTATGTCCCATTGCTGTGAAATCTGTTGCTAGTTCTTCTGCTGTTCTGTCTTCCATTTTATTTATCCTTCTAGGGTTGTGATGCGAGCAAGTGCCGCATCTAGTTGTGTTGAAAGTTCTTGTATAGCTTTGGTCAGCACAGGTATTAATGCGGCTTCTGCTACTTCCTGTGATCCGTCTTCTCTGTCGTCCCAAAGCCTAAAACCATCTTTTAAACCACTATCAGCATCAATAGCTACTTTAACTTCTTGGGCTATAAAGCCGTGGTTAGTCTGAGTGTTCTTGAAGACTTCAGTGGAGTCAGCTTTATAGGCGTTAAAGGTTGTAGGGAGTTCGCCAAGAGTCTTGTAGTTCCAAGTACGAGGCTGTAGCGAGTTAATGAAACTCAATCCTGCCGTAGAGTCTGTAATGTCTTTCTTGTATCGCTCATCTGAGACTGTTGCCCATGTTGCTACACCGTGTGCGGCTCTAATGTCACTAGCGCCATCGCCTATAGTCGTGTAGTCAGACGCGCCACCAACGTTATAGCCTATGACAATACAGTTACTGTTACCTACCGCGTCAGCATGAGAGCTTTTTCCTAAGAAAGTATTGCGGTCGCCCGTGGTGGTATTATAACCGGCTTGATCCCCGATCGCCGTATTAGCAACTCCGTCCGTGTTTGCCTCTAAAGTTCTTCTGCCTACAGCGACATTGTCTGTGCCGGTAGTGTTTGCCCCTAAAGCTAAGTAACCTACTGCCGAATTATTAGACGCTGTAGTATTTGAAGTCAGTGCTGATCTACCTACTGCAACATTAAAGGTACCCGTAGTATTAGTGATAAGTGCTAGAGTGCCTATAGCTGTGTTATTAGATCCAGTAGTATTTCCTGAAAGTGCGGCATAACCAAAAGCCTCATTATCATTACCAGTAGTATTATCGTCTAAAGCATAAGTCCCTACCGCAGTGTTCTCATAGCCTGTAGTATTCGCGCCGAAAGAGCTTCTACCAACTGCTGTGTTAGCAAACCCTGAAGTATTATTATACCCCGATGCGTAGCCCATGAAGGTATTAGCATCTCCCGTCATTGCTCCTAAACCATTAACTTGTGAACCTACAATGGTTGAGTAACTTGAGGTTGCATTTTGTCCTGCATTTGTACCTATACCTACCGTATCAACATCTGAAACAGAATCAGTTAGGGCGTTATAGCCAAGTGCTGTGAGGGAGCTGCCAGTAGTATTAGCGTCTAGTGCTAAAGCGCCCACGGCTACGTTGCTTGTGCCGGTTGTGTTAGCACTTAAAGCTGACTTACCTACTGCTGTATTATTAGCCGCTGTAGTGTTTGCATCTAAAGCACTTGTACCTACCGCTGTATTACTAGAGCCCGTAGTGTTGGCCATCATAGCGTTAGTACCTATGGCAGTATTAAATCCGCCAGTGGTAGTGGCTAATAAAGCATTCATTGCAAAAGCCGCGTTGTTAGACGCTGTTGTACTGGCGGATAAAGCACTCCTACCCACCGCTGTGTTATCCGCGCCGGTGGTGTTAGCGGTTAAAGCACTTGTCCCCACGGCAGTGTTATTGCTTGCCGTTGTGTTTGCGTCTAAAGCATGAGTACCCAAAGCGGTGTTACTGGCTCCAGTGGTGTTCAATCTAAGTGTATTTGTACCTACAGCCACATTATCATTCGCCGTAGTGCTGGTCATCATAGATTGTCGACCAACTGCGGTGTTAGACGTGCCTGTGGTGTTAACAAGCAGTGAGTGGTAACCAAGCGCGGTATTGTTTGCGCCTGTGGTATTACTTAGTAACGATCTATAACCACATGCTGTGTTATAACTGGCGGTAGTATTACTCTGTAAAGCATCAATACCAAAGGCTGAGTTGTAACCTCCCGTTGTATTGTTAAACAAGGTGTACGATCCCACCCCTGCATTATTAACACCGGTGGTGTTAACTAATAAAGCATTCGCACCTACGGCTACGTTAGCTGTGCCGGTGGTGTTAGCACTTAATGACTTATAACCAACTGCAGTATTATTAGACGCTGTAGTATTTGCATCTAAAGCATCCACACCGACTGCTACGTTATTAGCACCGGTTGTATTGATTCCTAAAGCCGCATAGCCTACTGCTACGTTGTCACTGGCAGTATTATTGGCGTCTAAAGCTAAAGCGCCCACCGCAGTGTTTCTTGTGCCAGAAGTGTTAGACAATAAAGCCGAATCACCTACCGCTGTGTTATAACTTGCAGTGGTGTTACGCCTCAGAGCAATACGACCAACAGCCGTGTTGTAGCCCCCTGTGGTGTTATCCTGTAAAGAGCTAATACCTGTGGCGGTATTATTCACTCCGGTGGTGTTAGCCAATAAAGAATCAACACCGACAGCAGTATTACTAGCGCCAGTGGTGTTAGCGCCTAAAGAGGCATAGCCGACTGCGGTGTTGTTATCTGCGGTGGTGTTAGCGTCTAGTGCGCCCGACCCAACAGCTACGTTAGAAGCTCCTGTTGTATTAGAGGCCATAGAATCAGCACCTACAGCAGTGTTGCTACCACCACTTGTGTTGGACTCTAGTGAGTCTTTACCAACAGCAGTATTGCTTGCGGCTGTATTTGCTGTTAAAGAGTTTTGACCAATAGCTGTATTAGCCGCTGATGAAACATTTGCATCAAGTGCCCCATAACCAACCGCAGTATTACCATCACCCGTAGTAATCGCAGTACCTGCCTCATCACCCACCAAGACATTATAATTACCACCGGAGGCTATGGAGTTACCCGCATTGACACCGGCTCTGAAGTTACTTGTTCCTGCTGAAGCGGTGATGATATCTGCACCGTCTGCAAAGGTTACGTCTGCGGCAAAGTTAGTCGCGCCGTCTACGTCTAAAACATCTAAGTTTGTTGTGCCATCAATATCAATATCACCAGAGATATCTAGGGAGGTGCCTGTTAGTACGCCTGTAACGGTAAGCGTAGACGCCATATCCACAGCGCCATCAATATCAACAACGTCTAAATTAGCAGTGCCATCAATATCTATATCGCCTGAGATGTCTAGGGATGTACCTGTTAAAACGCCTGTAACACCTAGAGTGCCTGAGACAGATAAATTAACAGCCGTCGTTGTGCCGGTCAGGTCCACATCAGTCAGTAAGTCGTAAACAACAGCGCCAGCACCGGCACCATTAGTGGCAATCATCTTCACCTGGCCAGCGGCAACAGCAACATTGGCGCCAGAGCCCTGGGAGAAGGTGAGCGTGTAAGATGTTGTATTCTCAATCATCCACACTTTGTTTAACGTATTAGGCGCCAGGGTCACAGTACATGCCTGGCCACCACCGGCACAGATCAGGTAAAAAGACCTGGCGGAGTCGCTAGTGCCATCAGCGACAGTGATGGTATGCGTAGAGGCGTTAGCAATAGTCTCTGACCCGTGGCCAAGGGCTTCACCAATGAGCTCCAGATTGGTATTAGTCGTTGTGCCCCAGGTGCCAGATCCTTCACCAGTAGCCAGCTCTGTAAGCCGTAAGTTATTAACGTAAGTTGCCATTATTGTTTCCTCTTTAACTAAGCAGCGTCGCGCCCAGCATCAATGTCGTTGTAACCTGGGGACTGCGAGACCGATATAGAAGCCCACCCAGGACTTTGCCCATCATTTATAGTATTGTAGTTTGGATCTTGGTTAGTGTCTATCTCTCCATACACCAAAGGAGCGCCTAAGTCTACTGTCAAAGATACGCCGACAGGTGATACAACGGCGCCAGAGATTGTAGATACGCTGCCAATCGCTGACGATATCTCTACGCCAGCCACCTCAACCATCGCATTATGGTAAACGGCAATAGTGCCCAGGGCGGATGTAAACGCCAGGGTAGGTGCATTAACATTGGCTTCGGCATCAACAGATAAGCTGCCAACGGCTGAGGTGATCGCTAAGGTTGGCAGCGCAACAACGGCGCCGGCGATAATAGCGGTAGCACCAACCGCTGACGTAATGGCCAGGGTAGGTGCTGCAACATTCGCCTCAGCATCAACAGCCAGGCTGCCGGCAGCTGAGGTAATTAATAGGGTTGGAAGTGCAACGGTGGCGGCGGCATCTACGACAACAGAGCCCACAGCAGAGGTAATCGCTAGAGTAGTGACGGCAACATTAGCTTCAGCATCAATAGCTGGGCTGCCAACAGCAGAGGTAATGACCAGGGTAGGTGCTGCAATATTCGCTTCGGCAACAACAGTCAGACTGCCAACAGCTGAAGTGATGACCCCTACCGAAGTAAGAGTGACCGGCAAAGAGGTGCCCCAGGCGCCTTCTCCCCAGTTACCTCGCCCCCAACCGGTAAGGACGGCCATTAGCCGCCAAGCTCAGCTTTTGCTTCTTCAAGACTTGACTGACATTCGGTCAGGATCTGGCGCACAGGTGCGGTCATATAATCCTGCTCAAGCATGCCATTTATCTTAGTAAGCGAATACTCTACGTTCTCTAGTGCGCTCATAACAATCTCCAAATGAAGGCCCATTATACACCTAAGCCGCTTCTGTCATACCCTGGAATTTTCTATCCAAGATGCGACGTACTTTAGAGTAACTCATACCAATAGCACAGGCGTGCAGCGATGATACTTGCTTTGCAATCCTCTTGGCGCCTAATCCACGATCGCGCAGCGCATAAATAGTTTCAAGAACCTCCTGCTCTTCAGGGATCTCAACCAGGCGAGTTCTGGTCTTATTACCGTGCTTTTCTTCAGACTTAGAGTATCCATAAGGCGCGCTGCCACCAATAAAGTAGCCACGCGATGCCCAATCGACCTTACCATCACCAAACCGGTCCTTAATCGTAGAATGCTCTATCTCAGCAACCGCTGAGAGCACCATGAGCATAATTTGGTTAGCCATTTCGTTCATATCAAACTTAGATCGCAGCCCTTTGGCGCCTTCTGGCTTAGGATACACGATTGGCACCTCACCAAATTGCTCACAAAAGAACAGTGTAATGCCAATATCCTGCAGTACAGGGATGATTGACAGCAGATCTGCACTAGATCTGGACAATCTGTCTAGCCTGGTGCAGACTATGATGTCATGTTTATCGATAACGTCGGTCAGCTCTCTGCTGCCTGGTCTATCAAGAATTGGCCTAGTGCCTGACACGCCATCGTCAATAAAGAAGCGTGTAACCTTTCGGTTGTACTTTTCTTTGACAAATTCAGCTATCTGCTGCTGCTGAACCTCCAGAGAAACGCCAGATCTGACCTGCTCCTTGGTGGATACCCTGACATAGCCGTAAATGTGGTTAATTTGCTTTAATGGCTGGATCATGCAACTTTCCTCTCTCGACATTTAAATCCGTAATCAGTGACTTCAACAAAAAGCCGCTGCCAATCAATGTTTAAAGGCTTGCGGTCCTTGGATCGGTCTGCAAATAGGACCTGACCATTTTTGACTAGCTCCACTGCAGCGTAATTCTTTGGCGCGCCGTCATAAACAATCTCAATATCGTGCGCCAGGCAAATCCGGCGCACCCTGTTAGCGAAAACTTTCTTAACCCTAGCTTCTTCCGATACTGGCATTACTTGCCCCTCCCTTTGAGAAGGGCGTGAATCAACTTAGCTTCCTTACCTTTGATACGAGGGTCCTTCTTGATCTCTTTCTCGACAGAATCAACCCTAACAATCTTTGGCGTCTTACCAGGGATGAAGCAATCATTTACCATCTTTTCACGCTCTACCCTGGTCATATCTTCCCATTTACCCATTATAATTCTCCTTAAAGTTAGCCCAACATTCTTTGCCCATTTCACTGGCAGCACACTCTTCTGCAACCGCAACAATATAATTACCAAGCTCTTTGTCGCCGTAGGTTGCTGTATGGACCAGCTCCCCTGCCGTCATGCCAACCTCCTCGGCACCCTGGTGGAAGACCGCAGGCAACATCATCGCAACCGCCGGCGGAACGCCAAACTTGGTAGCGAAGACCTGGATCTCATTAACTAAAACACTCATTTCCTTCTCCTTATTAGTACATTGCTAATGTATCCTATATCGTGTCGTTGTGCAAGCATAAATATAATTTAATTTATTTGCACATATAGTTGCACAACGACACGATAGTGTGTATTATATCTATGTAGGGTAATTAATTAAGGAGAAGCAGCATGAATTATCGAGTAGAAAAAGGTGAGGTTGTTTTTTACGAAGGGCGCGACGAGCTCCAGGCTGTCGAGCCAACATGCGGGATGGGCCACCACCCTGTTGAGTTTGGATTCAAAGAGGTGAGCGAGATCTTTAACTACCAGGACGCTGAGTTAATCAAAGCTGTCATGGAAAAGGATGGCGGTACTTATCAGATCATTCAGAACGGTCGAGACCAGCGAGAGCTGCTTGAGTTTGCCAACGATGAGGGCACTTACAGTGAGCCCAAGCCAAACTTCCGAGTTTTCAAGATGCCAGCGGTTGGTGATAAAGTCAGCTTCGGATTCAACGGCGACTGGTATCCTTGCGGAGAGATCGCTAAGATCAGCAAGACCTTTAAGAAGATTGCAACCAATACTGGCGAGATCTTCTGGAGAAAGGGCAAAGGAAAAAGCTGGATGAGAGAGGGCGGCACCTGGAGCATGACCAAGGGGCACTACAATGAGCGTAACCCACACTTCTAGGAGAACGGGATGGGCAATATACTGGAAATCATACTAAACGCGGCAATCATCGTTATATTTTCTATCGGCATGGCCGGCGCGTATTTGACGGTTTTAGATAAACAAAAAGCATGGGAACAAAGACATAACAAGGATAAAGATGAGTAAAATTATTATTGAGCTAGACAAGGAGGACGCTGAAGTCGTCCTGGCTAACCAGGCAGAGATTGTTGAGCTGCTGCGGGAGATCCTCAAGGAGCTGCGCGATGGATAAGTATTTTGACACGCTGGACCAGGCGGAGTTGTTTCATGTGAAACATGACATGACTGAGGCCCAAAGGCTAAAAATTTACAAGCGGGCGCTCAACGTGCATCACAGCGCCGGCCCCGAAGCTAAACACATCGTTAAAATCTGGAGAGAACAGAAAAATGAGCAAAGGTAGCAACAGAAGACCAACAAATCAGTTGGCATTTTACGAGAGCTTTGACAGGATCTTCCGACCGGAGAGTGATCCTACCAACTTCTGCGACGCGCACGACATGCGCCTGGTAGAAAATAACAGCGGAAAGAAACATTGTCCGCATTGTGAACAGGCTAGAATGGAGAGAAGTAATGGAAAATCGTGATCGGTATGAGCTGGAGGAGTTTCTCCAGGCAAACAACGGCAGCGGGTACGTTGTCACCAGGAGCTGCGGCGAAGACAGCTATGAATCTATCATCGCCAAGAGGGCTAAGATCTTAGCCAGGCAAAAGAAACCACACTGTATCTATCACATAGGCGAGGACGGGCAGCGCAGCCGTGTCGTTTAATGGCAGGTTGCTTGTACATAAACTTGCATAACGACACGTTAATTGCTATAATAAAGTGTATTCAGAGAGGAGGTGTGAGATGTTTGCTGGGTTTCAAAAGGCTTTAGAGGTTGCTGCTGCCGAGTATGAGGGCTTGTTCGACAAGAACGGTTTGCCTATCATGTTCCACGCAATGGCCGTTGCCAAGCCCTTAATGGAAAAGTATGGTGAGACGCATGCTATAGTTGGATTGTTGCACGATGCTTACGAAAACCCCTGGAACACTGAGGCGGATTTTGTTGGCTGCGGTGAGATCTTCGGTCCAGAGGTTGAGGCTGCGGTAAGAGCCGTTACCAAAGCGGAGGGTGAGCATTACTTGGAAGAATACATCCCCAGGTGCTTTGCTAACCCGATAGCTAAGTTAGTTAAGGTCACTGACTTAGAAAACAACTACAATGGGCTACACACTATACCCAACCCCGACGATAGAGTTAGATTGACCGCTAAGTACGGGACCGCATTAGAGATGGCAGGAGAATGAAATGGCTAAAATAGAGAGTTATTGGAACTGGGAAGATTCACCAGGCGTCCTGGTAGAGTATCCTAACGATGAGGTAGGGGGGTTTCTGCTCCCAGAAGGCCAGTCTTCCTGGGAAGAACAGACCGAATGGGATGTTGTTCAGTGGTTCAAGGGCGGCAAAAAACTATCAAAGTCTAGCTTTGAAAGCTCATTCGGAAAGATTGGGGACCAGCTCCCACAACTCCCCCAAATCTAAACTTGTCCACAAGCTGCTGAAGAATTTCAGGGTCAGCAGCTTCAAGGGCGTCCTTGTACAATTTATTCTGCTCCTCTAAGGCAGAGTTGTACGTTCTCAGCTTTTCTTTCGGTATCTTATGGTTATACCGACCCTCTAGCTTCCTAGAAATCTCATACCAGCGGTGCCCTTTTTCGGCAGCCTGGTGCATTTGTGGCGTCTTAATCTGAATCTCGCCCACAATCATTTTACCACTCGCGGGATCTGGGACCAGGATATTCATCTTGCGATCAAAATAACCGGATTCAGGTATGCGCTGCCAACCTCTATCAATCGTTGTGTACAGGTTTCCTATCTGGTCAACAGCTTCCTCAGCCTGGGCAGCACTATCAATGTAGATCGTCGTGCGAACACCATCAGTAAAGTCTGCAGGCGCCAATCCCTTACGCTGAACCTTCGTGGAAATACTCGCCGGCGTTTTCACCTCGACATCAAACTTGCTGCCATCCTTCAAGGTAATAAACTTATCAGCCTTCTTTCCGCCAACTGACCTGGCTATCTTAGCTATCTTGGATTGGAATCCATCGTTCACCAAATTGGCTCTACTGACCATATCATCAACCGATAAAAGATCACCCTGCTGCCGTTTCAGCGCAGCTTCAACTTCCCGTACCCTATCTATCCCAAACTCCTGGAATATCGGCGTGGTTCTAATCGGACCATCTACCAAGGTTCCGCGCTCTATTGCTGCAATACTCCTAGCAGCATCAACGCTCTCAATACCATCGGGCGCACGGGCAATGTTTTGCGGCAAATTGTCAATGCCACCGGTCAATTTCATGGCTTTACTAATGGCCCTTGGTGCCTTCAGCACGGAACCAAGAATACCGCCCACCACCGGACCAGCAGCGTATGTCGCATCACCCAGGACACCTAACGCCTGCAGCGAAGGATCTAGGATGTTGCCCTGGCGGATGTTCTCAAAAAAGGATAGGTTGTTATCAGCATCAAAAATATCAGTCATATCAGCATCAGACGACGGCATACCTGGCATCTGTCCTGCTGCATCCAATGTCGCGGCCCCAGGGAGCATTTGCGACATAAAATAAGCAATCTGCTCCTCAGTAATGAGTGGTTCACGCTCTTTTGACTTGGTGGCAGCGTCGTCTAACACCGACTTGGGGATCATACCGGAGACGGAACCGCCCAGGTTGTAGCCAAATATGTCGATGTCATCTCTATTCATGTGCCAAGCATCTCATCAAGTTCTTCAATATCGGTCACAGGTTCAATGAAAATAGGCGTGCCTGGTCCCGCATAAAGGCTTGCAACATTAAATTCAAAGAATTCCAATGCTTCATCATAATCCATGCCGTCACGATCAACAAGCACTTGAATACATTTCTGGCGATCATAAACCAGGCAATCAAACGAGCCGTACTGGGCGCCAAACCCTAGTATCGCATCATCAAAACCATCGACCTTTAGAGCAACGGGCTCATCACCTATGTCTAGTTCCAAAAGTCAGTCACTACTTTTTCTTCCTTGAGATCCTAGCAGCTGCCTGGGACTTACCCGTCAACTCACCAAAATGAAACAGCTTCACGCTGCTCTTGCCATGCGTCTTACCAGAATGCAACGACCCATCAGGCATTTTGTGCATGCCACCCTTATGAACGCTCCCATCCTTCTTATAATGATTAACGCCCTTCATCGTCATCCTCCAAATATTTATGCAGAAAAATA